TGTGAAATCTTTTGATTTTCCAATTTGGACAAATTCTGGTCTGAACCATGGATATTCCATGCTTTCAAAGACTCCTTTTTTTATCAATATAAAACCGAAACCGGTATAATGAACTGGAAACGGTTCCACTTTGTTTTGAAGATCATTTGGTCTCAAAAATTTAAAATAACCATTTCTTGCAAAGAAGTTTTCGTCCCAATTTTCAACTGTAGCAAATTGTTGTCCATCCTCCATGAGATACAATCCACTTGCGATGTCTGCTTGATGGCTCAATAATCTGTCAAAATCATCTACAGTGAAGATGATGTCTGAATCAATCCACAGCATATAATCATAATCTAATTGCCCGTTGTATGGTTTTTGGTTTGGTCCAAGCATGACGTTTCCACCCAAACACATGTTTCTAACATAGTATATGTTGCAACTATATTCTTGTTGAACGACAATTTGATATCCTCTTGCAACACACGTTGCGAGAAGATTGGACCACGATTGTAAAAATCTGCCGCTAAAATTTCTACCTGGAAGACAAAATACTATTTTCATATTACATATCATAGAATATAAAAAAATTGATGTCAATTATAAATAATAATTTTTGTGTTCAGTTTATATATATTGATGTTACAGAAAGGATTATTACATATGGAAAAACAAATCAGTGAATACACTGTTATAGAATTAAAAGCGTTAGTTTATGACGAATTGGCAAAAATTGAACTATGTCAATCAAACATTCGTTTTTTGAATCAAGAATTACAAAAAAGATTAAATCCTGCTGCTTTTGAAGCTCAAACGCAAGCGGATCAAGTTGTTGCGTCAGTCGCATCTGAATTGGAAACTGTTAAACAATAATGTTATGTCTGAACCAATTAAATTAAAAACCGAGGAGCTTGAATCTCTGAAGAAAATTCAAGCTAAATATCAGGACAAAATTTTTCAATTTGGTCAATTTTATTTAGAGCGTGTAGCTCTGGATGAAAGAATCAAGCAACTTGCTGAAGCTGAAGCTAAAGTTCGAGAAGAATATGTAGCTATACAAAAAGAAGAGCAAGATTGGGTTAATAAAATTGCTGAAACATATGGTGACGGCAATCTTTCATTAGCAGATGGCACATTTGTACCTGCTAAAAAATAAGCTGAAGGTTTTTATTAATGCAGCTGCAGCAATATTTATGCTAGCAGCTGCTTTTTTATTTAGTATTCAGTTACTTTAACTTAAGCATTTAATATTTAAATAATAGCAACAGGGTTAATTTAACTACTATGCTGCTATATTAGCATAATTATAATAGTTTGTCAAGTTAATATAGTCACTAATACTTATTATATATGATTAAATTAAAGCACTTAGTAAGCGAAGTGTGGGATGCGAATCTTTTAGAAAAACAACAAATCATCACCGTATATTTTGATATGGATGGTGTTTTATGTGATTTTGACAAACAATTTCTTAATTCTACCAACGAAGAACCCAGAACTTTTGAAAAAAAGAACGGAACAGTTAAATTTTGGGAAATCATCACAAATCAAGGCGTTAAATTCTGGAAAGAAATGGATCCAATGCCAGACTTTAATATATTAAAAAATTATATCACAGAGTTATCAAAGAATCCAAATATAAAAATTCAAATACTAACTAGCACCAGCGCTGAACAGATACGTCAAAATTTCAAACAAGACGCAGAAAAGAGAATCTCCGAAATTGAGTCTGGAAAGAAAGATTGGATAGTTAAACATTTGCCTGGATATGCTATAAATTATGCTGTTTCTGGCACTGATAAAGCTAGATTCGCTACCAAATCTAGCGTGTTGATAGATGATCTTTATAAGAATGTAGAAGCTTTTATTGCTGCTGGCGGCGAAGGCATTGTATTCAGAGACGCAAATCAAACGATCAAAGAACTCAATGCAACATTGGGAACTATTAAAGAAACATGCGGATATAGCTGGTCAAATGTATGAAATTTCAAATATATAACACAAATCTAAATCCAGATGTTTGGGATGGAATGGTTTTGAAAAAAGATATTCGTCAAAAACTTACTGAAATCGCCAATGATTTTTATAAACAAACCGAATTGGTTGCTCCTATAAGAGATATTCTGTTGGTTGGCAGTCTTGCTAATTATAATTGGTCCAGAAACAGTGATTTTGATGTTCATTTGGTGATAGATTTTAAAAATGTTGATCCAAACGTTGAATTGGTAGAAAAATATGTAAACGGATTGAAATCAGCGTGGAACGACAAACACGACATTCATTTGCACGGATATAATGTGGAAGTATATATACAGGATTTAACAAAAGCAAATAGGTCTAGTGGTGTATACTCATTGTTGAAGGGAAATTGGTTGACCAGACCAAAACATGAAAATTTTGAAATAGATCAACAATTGATTCAATTAAAGTACAACGATTTTATTTCAAAAATCAATGGTGCTATTAAAGAAAACAATGTCGAAAGATTAAAACAAGTATTAAAAGATGTATATGATCTACGTCAACAAGGATTGGATAGAACGGGCGAACTGAGTAATGAGAACTTAGTATTCAAGCTGCTTCGTAACCGAGGTCATTTGGAAAGATTACGAAATGCTGCGGTCAAAATATACGATACTCAGAAATCAATTTGATAATTTTAAGTAGTATTTATTGTTACCGCAATCCCAAATACGATCATATCCATTGTTTTTCATGTTTTCCCATTCTGATAAATTTGGATCAAACACGTTTAAAAAATTCTTTAGTTTGTGCTTTTGAAAAGACATTCTGTGTCTTAAGTCTTTGTATTTGTTTATTATATAATAATAACCACATGGCGTGATATCAACAAATTTAAATCCTAATGTTTCATAAATTTTTCCGGTAAAAAATCTACGATCACTATAAGTTACAATATTTTTTGGATGATATGTCTTTATAAAATATGATAATAATTTGCTCGCACCGCCTATTACAACTGTATCAAGTAATGTACAAAACCTAACCAATTCCCATTCACTTGTTTTTTCAAATCTTGAAGTTTTTCTAAATGTCATTACACTCAAAAGATTTTCATCTTGGTACAAACCAAGCTTTACTGTTGATTTATCTTCGCCCTGTAAATGATTTTGATTAAGAAAGTCATTTTTAATTTTTACATCTATTTCTTTTATTATACACTTTCTGCCATAAATTTTAGTTTTTGTTAAATTTAACAAAGATTTGATAACCGATTTTACTATCTCCGATTTATGAATCCATTCATTTTCAAAAATATGAACAAGTGTGATACCATAATGCATACAAGATTTCGTTTTGTTGAGATGATAATTTTTATTTATTCCACCAGCAAATTCACTATGCCAATATAATCCATTTATTTCAAACGCAATCTTTAATTCTGGTATGTAAAAATCCAATTCCTTACCATTTAATATGGTTCTATCATTTCTTTTTATAACAATATTTTTGTCCAAAATTTCTTGCAAGAATGTATACATTTGATTCTCAACAGAAGTAATTTTCTCGGGATGACAATAATCACAAAAAATATTATGCAAATTATAAACCGTGCTTTCAAATGTCTTCAAACAAACATTGCATTTCATTTTATAAATATTGCTAAAATGATACCCCTTATAATTTTCTTTATCACACAAAAATTCAATGGATTTTTCTCTACAATGATCCAATAAAAAATCATAATGATTTGATTTTTTAGTTTCAGACGTTTTTTTTGAAACTCGCTTTAATTTTGATACATTATCAACACCATATCTTTCTAAACATGTTTTTTTAACTTTTTCCACATTTAAATAATTTTCATCCCCAAATTTTTCAAACAACGTTTGTTTGACACGAATTCTGTATTCAGGCAATTTACTATAACTATCAACACCATATTTAACCAACGAAGTAGATTTACACTTTTCAACACCACCACTCTTCATATGATGACCTCCATAACGATCAAGATTTGTTTGTTTTTGGTTTTTTAATCTTTGTTTATTTAAATCCACATCTTTGGATGAACATTTTACACTGCAAAAAATGCGTGGCTTTGATACCCTACACACAAATTGTTTGCTGCAGTGCTTACAATTCACAGTCAACCAAAATTTTTGATTAAGTTTTCTAGACATATAAATGTATATTGATTCTTATATTGAATAACTATTAAAGGATTTGATCAAAATGTATAAAAAATTAATATTTAATTATATTTATTTTATGTAAACAAATAACAAACACTAGATAAATTTTATGGCTGAACTACTAAATAGCAACGAAATATTCTACACGAATTTTGAACCACAAGTTAAAAATCGTTTCGTGCTTTACGCTGACGGTATTCCAAGCTTCTTGGTCAGAAAGTGTAAATTGCCAACTGTAAAGAGCGAAAAGAAAACCCTACAACATATCAATCAAGAAAGATATTACAAGGGTCGTACCACTTGGGACGATATCACAATGGAATTGTACAACCCAATTGTTCCAAACGGCGCTCAAGCAGTCATGGAGTGGATACGTTTGTCACATGAGTCTGTTACTGGAAGAGATGGGTATAGCGACTTCTACAAAAAAGATCTTACTCTTAATATTCTCGGACCTGTCGGCGATAAAGTAAGTGAATGGACTCTCAAGGGTGCTTTCATTACGAATGCTGATTTTGGTGAAGGTGATTACACTGATTCTGGTGAACCTCTTACAATCAGCCTCACTTTGAGCATAGACTACGCAATACTTCAATATTGATTGTTTTTATATATTTCCTTCAAATCCTCTTTATTTAAATGATAAAGAGGATTTTTTATTGACTTTTTTACCAAATGGATTATACTTATATATGAAAGTATATAAGATGACCAACGAAGAAGTATTAAAATTAATCAATGACAAG